CTGTTGCTGGCTGCTGTCAACAATGGCATTCCCCGCTGCAACAGCATCTGGAGCAGTAACATAAATCTGCTGACTTGAGCTGAACGAGTTGTTGTAAGAAGAAGCTCCACCACCGAGGCCAACCGCCGCATTCATACCATAAGGAATACCATCAGGACTCATTCCGCCGTTACCGCCGCCGGTTACACCCTGCTGCTGTTCATCATCGCCTAATCCGAAGAAAGACTTCGTTGCATTCCAGGCATTCGAAGCAGCGTTGTTAATCACATTGCCGATATAGTCACCAAGCCCGGCGAAAAGGTTTTTTGCCCAATCGATAAAGGCATTGAACGGCTTTTTCATCAGCTCCATGCTTTTGTCGAATATTTTTAGGACGTCGGCCCACGCGCTTTCAAAGTCGCCAGTTACCAGTTTCCAGAGTGCGGAGAACATCAGCTTTGTGTTTTCAATGGCAGTTGTGAACACGCTAACAATGAACGCCCCGGCATCACCGAAAACGTACTTAATCGCATCCCCCACGACGCCGAAGGCACCGGTGATAAACACAACAAGGGAATTAAATACATTCTGTGCGTCATTCATCGCATCCTGAAAGTCACCCGTAAACGCGCCTGTGATGAGATGCCACACCATCCTGAACATGGATACGATCGCATCAGCCAGCGGTTTAAAGACGTTGATGGCGTAATCGATAAACTCCATCAGAGCGACTTTTGCGGCGTTCAGCGCCGGGACAATATCGATGCCCCAGTTATCCATGAAGAAATCCGCAATGACACTCTGCCCGCCCTCCATAGCTGTCAACAGATCGTCAATAGCGAGAATGATGGCGACGATAGCCGCAGTAATGAGGACTACTGGTGAAAATATCGTGGCAAGTACTGTTCGAAGCCCGATTGCCGCGATTTTCCATGCGATAAATCCGGTCGTGGCCACAGCCACAATTGGCATAAGGCGACGGATCATACCCATCACCGAGAAAATAATTTCACCAAGATGCGAGAGCCCGTCCTTGATGAGATCTTTATTAACAATGAGGAAGTTCGTAAATCCGTCTACCAGCTCTTTCAGCACGGGCACAAACCCAACGGCCACCTGAAATTTAATACCCTCAAAACCTTTACCTAGCGTGGTCAGCGAATCGTTATAGGCGGCAAACTGATCGGCCTGTTCCTGTGTAACAATACCCAGCGCCTCGGCCTGGCTCTGTAATGAAGATATTTCCTCGCCCGTCATGGATAACAACTGCACCATAGAGCGGTCGATACCCATCTTGTCCAGAACGGAAAACTTTTCCGCTTGGCTCATACCGTGCAGCTTGTCCGCCAGATCCCGAAATATTACGTCGGATGATTTAACATGGCCGTTCAAATCCCTGAACTTAAGGCCAAGCCGCCCGGCGACGTCCTTTGCTTCCCCTTCCCCTGTAGAGACAAACTCTCCAACGCGCTTGGTCATTTCAGCCAGTGAAGTCTGCAGCGCGTCAACGCTTGAACCGTTAACAGATGCGGCATAACCCAGGGTCTGGATGGTTTCTATAGCCACACCCGTTTCTCGACTGAACTGAACCATCGGATCCACAGTGTCACTTACAGAGGCTACCCATCCCGCAATCCCTGCGGCAGAACCCGCAATCGCAGCCCCCATCGCGGCGAGTAAACCAATAGAGGCTTTCAGGTTGGCGTTGAAGGTTTCCTGTGGTGCCAGATTACCGATAAAACCGAATTTGGTAATAAGCTCGTTAACTATTGCCATTACGGGCCTTCTCCGCTTCGTGATGCTGGATATCCGCGCTGATATTCTCGAACTCAAGCATGTCAAACAGCTCTGGTGTGTCTAATTTGACAAGTTCATGATAGGGACCGTATCCGGCCTTTGAGAGCGCCAGATACATACTCATGTCGTCACTTATGTTCGAGGATTTAACGTATATTTCTGAACGTCTGGAGCTTCTGAACGTGAGTTCATATTGCTCCCGCCCATAAAAGGCAGGCTGATAACCTGAAGCGCGGTTGTGATTAGCATGATGTAATCACCCGGGAAAGATTCGAAGTGTTCCGGCTGCTTTGACAACTGCACCCCGTCATACAACACGTAGTCAAACATCAGGCGTTCAATTTCATCAAAACGATCGGTATCCAGAAACGCCATGGACTGATGCGTAAGCTCACCTGCAATGCTGGTAAAAAACGCGAAAACTTTACGGCGTTTTTTATGTGTCATTGCAGCGAAGTCGTAGCGGTTGCCGTTAATTTCTGCAAAGCCGTCGTCGTATACGGCCTTGATCATCGCAAGCGCTTTTTCCTGTTGCTCTTTATTCTGCTGTTCTTTAGCCATGATTGTCCCTATACGTTACGCACGACGTTGCGATACTCAATGGTGTATTCCATGAGTGCGTTAGCGTCCTGGTTGTTTTTTGTCTGGGTCGGCTGAGTAGTGAAAGAGCCAGCCTGTAGATCGTAGGTTTCCTTCAGCGCTGCACCATCCCGCACAAACGACTCTTTAATAGAACCGTTGATAATTACCGGAATAGCCGCGTTACGCTGCTGGTTAAGCCACACATCATCGTTCGAAAACTTCTGGACGCGTATCACCATCACATGCACGCCCGCATCCACGCGCCGGGAAATGGTCACACCATTCTGGGCACTGTTGGCGCGGCTGGTTAACGCATTTGATGGCGTCAGCGTGACGTAATCCCCCGCTGCGATATCCGTAATGATTCGCCCGTTAAGCACGATAGTGGCGGTATCTGCGCTGATAACAATCTGAGACATTTACCGCTCCTTACTTGTTGAAATTAATAATGATGTCTTCGCTGTGCACGGCGCCGGCATTCTTAACAGCGATTTGCAGCACCGGTGACTTACGCTCCTGGCGGTCTGCGGTTGACTGGTCTTTCAGGTCACCGGCCAGGACGTAAAATCCGTTCTGTTCGATATTGCGAAGGAACATATCGCGATCACCGAAGAAATCCGGAAGCGTCCAGGTGCCGGGATTAAAGACGCCGGCACGCACAAACCCGCGAGTGGTTTTCTCCGCGCAATCTTCAAGCTGGTCAACACCGTAGTAGGTCTGTGGCACCTTGGTTGGCGTAGTTTTCAGCAGATTGAAAGAGTCGGTCTGCACCGCGTCCACATAGGCCATGAGGTTATAAACGTTATCCACAAAATCATTCGCGCCGCTGGTCAGAACGCACGGTACATCTTTGATCGTGGTGTAAATGTCCAGGCCCACGCGCTTTGCCTTGTCGATTTCCGTCTGACTGTAATCCTCAGCCGGGACATTCATCGTTTTCAGATGCAGCGTGATGGCCGTGCGTTCGCCATTAAAATTAACGGTGTGCGTACGAGCCATATAACTGACGCCGAATTTCCGGTTACCAGCCTTGCTGTAGAGCATGCGGAAATTGCTCTGGCTGGCGAGTGTTACCGCCCATGCTGGGTTAGTCGGGTCAACCTCCAGAGCTGCGGCACCGGTAAACGTCTCATAGACGATCACTGCATTCGCTTTAGCCCAGGAGGCGATTAACGGCACCTGCGCATCGAGAATTTTGTCGATGAAAGCAATCCCTTTAACATTTACCAGCGCCTTAAGACGGCTGACGGCTTCAAGCTGTGTTTCCGGTGGAACTGGCACGGGCGCGGCGCCGTCATTTTTCACTGCACCTGATCCGGAGGCAATCGCCAGCAAATCGCCAATAAACGTGCCTTCTGTAGCGGCAACCGGGAAACCTACTGATGATCCTGCGCCCGTGGTTTTACTGGTAATAACGATACGGGCACCATCAAATACCACCGAGGCAATGGCAGGGGTGATAGACGCCTGAACCTGAGAAATAACATCGGAGAGTGTCGCCGCGGACGTGCCATCAATCCCTGTCACATCAAGCTCTACGCCATCTATTTCGATGGTGAAAGACCAGTCGTCATGCCCGCGTAATGCTGAAAGGATCGCGGCCTGCGATATTTCAGCGCCACGCAGATTACCGGCGGTAGCTGGCAACGTGTCGCCCGCTGCATTCCAGTAGCCAATTACCAGCGTACCGCCTGCTGATACCGGGTTTGGGCTCGTTCCAAAAAATGCGTTTGCAAAAGCCGCAGTTACTGAAGACGCCCCCCAGTCCTGCTCTACCGCTGACGGCGATTTATAGGAGCGCCAGCGTTCGGCGGAGCT